TGGATTTGAATTACAAAGGGATCCTAAGAACCCTGATGGTGTAAAAATATGTGTAACTTTATATGAGGATATTGGTGTAGTAGAAGCGTACCTACCTAGTCCTCAGATTGTGACGACGACGGCGGTAATTGCGTCTGTGGCTGCAAGCTCTGCCCTACTTGCAAAACCCCTAGCTGATCTGCTGCTGAGGGTTGTGAAACCTGTTGTGAAGAAGGTTGTGACCAAGGTAAACGCCATCCTTGGAAAAACCCAGTACCGCCCGACTCAGGCTGAGCTGAGGACGAATGAGTATCGGAAGAAGAAGGGATTACTTGGGATAAACTTTGCGAAGAATCATCAGAAGAAGTTGAAGTCTGAGAAGAAGACTCAGAAGAAGACTGGTTAAATGTAGGACGTGGTATATCGTGACTGTGTGGATGTAACTGTCCACCTGGATTTGTTACTACAACATCAGCACATACACTATGGTAGGGTGATGCTGGATGGAAAAATACTCCAGCCTTTTTGAGTTCACCACAGTTCTTAAGTCTTGCAAGTTCAAAATCTAATCGCTTATTAGATATCAATTGATTCTGCATATTGATCTGTGCTTGTGCAGCCTCGTGGCATTGCCTAACTAACTTACGATTTAATGGTATTGATAGTGTTGCAGATACACCTAAGTTTAAACTTTGATTGGCAGACATATCAGTTCTAACTGGTTTCTGCCATATAACTTCACCTGGATTATCTGGTACACCATCAGGTCCATCTACTTCCACCTGTATTTGTATATCTTCTCCATCTTCAAACCATCTACTACCGTCTGCTTTAGTTCTATCATCATACCAATCTTCCCAAGGGTAGTTCTTCACAGTAACAGTCTGTGTTGTAGTCCTACCAGTAAAGTCAGTGTTATTATACTGTGGTTCATTATAAAAATCGACCCAGGGATCCTTCCGTGAGTCGGCAAATTGAACGTATGGTGTCACGTTGAATGTACTACCTTGACACTGTACACCACCACCGTATGTGTTAGTAATATATGGACCTTGTAAAACTTGTATTGCCTGGTTCGTCACTGAGCCAGAACTATTAGCTATAGGATTAGCAGTAGCACTTACACCACCTACACCTTCAGCATTCACAGGTGATGCCACCATTAATGCTGCTATTGGGTAAAGGTACTTGTGGTATCTGTGACGCTTTTTACGGTGGTTACTCTTTGTATCAGGGTCTGGTTGGTGACCCCTGGTCCTTGATAGCTCTGGGTAAATTGAAAGGCTCCACCTGGGTTTGTTATCGTAAAGTTGTTTTGTTGTGAGAAGTCTAAGTTGTCGAACGAAGATGTTACGCTTCCTGTTACGGTTGCTTCTCCTGATCCGACGCTTGGATTCACTGTTACTGTTGATGTAGTCACGGGTGGATTCAACGGTTGATCGTTGTTGTCTATTCCTACCCCAGTCACTGAGTATTCCCATCCTGTTCTCATATCAATGGAATTTATTGTCTCCGTTATAGTAGATTCAGTCTCCGTATGGCTCGTCATCGAGCCCTGCTGAAAATTGGGGACCACAGGCACTGCAAGGGTTCTCAGCGGAAGACCAAAGAAACATACTAGTAGGAGTCCTATACGTTTCATTCTATATAGTAGTTATCTTATAGTTAAGTCTGATACGAATTGTGTTGTTACTGTAGTACCTGCACCACCAGCAGTAGGTGCACTATCACCAGTAGCAAATCCGTGAGCACTAGTAACCTGACCAGCTAGGTCTCCAGCAGATCCAGCAGCAGTAGAATACTGATTAGAGTAGTTCAGTACCGCACCAGTAGCAGGAGCAGAGGTTGCTATAGCATCACCTGTAGTCAGACTAGTTGTGAAGCTGAATGCATTTCCAGCAGTGGTTTGGGTCGCATCTGGAACAGTAAATGTAGCAACGCCTGTGTTACTCATAGCAGATATACCACCAAGACTTGCAGCAGCAGATCCACCAGACGGTGTTACTGTTGTTGTGACATTGTTGCCTGATATACTAAATGTATTTCCAGCTCTAGTTACAGATGTACTAGCTGCGTCTACTTGCAGTGCAGCACTGGTTGTCATTCTGTGATGAATGTCGGCACGAGCTGATAATGGTGCCGTCAATAAAGCCATAACGAAAAGCAAGGATGCCTTTTTCATAATTCCCCGATACCTTTCACCCCTATTTAGCCAAAAATCACACTCAAAACAGGTATTAATACGGGTACCCGAATCACTGGTACGGTTGAATATTTGTACTATATACGCTAAATATAGGTGGTTGCCTTCGGGGACCACAAAACACAAACTCGCTTAGTAAAGGAGCTAAAACAATGACTGGACTTACAAAGTTCGTGTCCAAAGATATGGACGTGCTATTCGATGCTATTAACAAATATAGTGTCGGGATGGATGACACCATCAACAGACTTCACGCTTTTGGATTGAACCCTCAAGGTACATCGTACCCACCCTACAATATCATCAAAGAATCAGACACCGAGTGGAAGATTGAAATGGCACTCGCTGGATGGAACAAAAAAGATGTGGAGGTTTCAACCGAACGTAGGCAACTCTTAATCAAGAGTACCAAGGATCAAGCAGTAGATGAGCAAGGGGAATATACATTTAAAGGACTAGCAGCTCGTGCATTCAGCAGGTCGTTCAACTTGTCTGAAGATGTGGAAGTAACTAACGTTGCATTCCATAATGGTTTGCTGACAGTTACCCTTACCAGAGTCCTACCTGAAGGACAACAGAGAAGAGTGTATGATATAGTATAGATAGTTTAACCGCATATCCAGAGTGAAGTTCGAAGATTATTACAAAGAATTTTGTGAGGTCTTTGGTCATCCACTCTGGATGTTGCCTGTTATGATGATAGGATTCTTCCTTATGGTAGAAGTAATGCATACCAAATACCATATGGATGGTACAAAGGATGCACACGGATTCTGTAGCAGACAACAGTGGGTTAAGGATCTACAAGGAGATGATGAATGGTAGAACTTTTGCAATTGGTTGAGGTATCACTGGTACTCACAGCAGTTACTATCACTGCTGTTAGTGCTCCTGTTGCTATAATTACAGGAGAACCTATGCCAGATATAACGCCCTTGATTGAAACAGTAGAAGAGAAGGGTCGGTAATCCGACCCTTTTTATTGTCAGGAGTAGGTAATTGTACTTGACAAAAATTTAATCTTTTATATATAATTATGTTACGTTTCTTAATACGTTACTCCGATGGTTACAAACGAAGACGGTGGCAGACAGAATATGTTTGCTAAGGAACCTCAGATTGAGGTCATCGACCAAGACTATGCAAAACAAGCTGAACTAGTTAACGGTCAGTTAGCTATGGTAGGTTGGTTAGCATTAATTGGTGCTTATATCACAACAGGTCACCTTATCCCAGGTATAGTTTAATGTTTAATTCTAAAGCAGAACTTCTAAACGGACGTTTAGCAATGCTTGGCGTTATCGCTGGCATAGGTTCCATAGTTACAACAGGACAATTGATTCCAGGTATTTTTTAGATGTCAGAATTTCAGATGGCTTTGTTATTTCCATTTGTACCAGTCGCAGCGTTTCTCATTATTGAGTTTCTCCTAGAGATAACTGAACCTAGAGATGACGATGACGATCAAGGTGGCGGTGGGATTATGCAGCCCATCTATGTTCCATCTAACAATCCTGCTTAAAATGTACCAGATTACTTTCATTGCCATTCTTATGGCAAGCGTTTACTACGGTATACCGAATTACTTTTTAGCATAATGATCACATCATCTGCTATAATACTAAACTCAATTCCACCTCCTGCAAAGGATCTCGTGGAGTTTGCATTTTTTATCAGTGTGGGTATAGGGCTTGACAAGCTTCACCTCTTCTGATATTATAAATAACTCTTCGTGGGGGACGCTTCACGATTCTTAACATCTTTCCGAATGCCTCAATTACTCGCGCTAGGTCTGTTAGTTAAAACCTACACGAGTCTATGTCGAAGACTCTTCATCTGCAGGTAATCAATCTGCAAGAAACTTTTTAATCTACAATGTCTATCAAATCTACAATCGCAGCTATCGCAGCTGCTCCTCTACTATTCTCTGGTGCTGCTTTTGCAGGTCCATATGTCAACGTAGAGGCTAATGCTTCATATCCTGATGGGGATTATGATTCAGCAACAACCGACGTTCATTTCGGATTCGAAGGCGGAGAAGGTCAACTAGGATATTACATCCAAGGTGGTCCTGCTTTCATCAACGATGGCGATGACACTACTTCTGAGTTCTCAGGAAAAGCTGGCATCACTGTTGCTGCTACTGAGTCACTTGGTGTTTATGGCGAACTCTCTGGTATCACTGGTGAGAAGTCTAACGAAGACATCATCGACTGGGGTGCTAAAGTTGGTGCTAAGTTCACCTTCTGATAAGTTGTATATATAATTTACAACAGAAGAGAGAACCCTGCGGGGTTCTCTTTTTATTGGAGATAATTAAATGAATTATTATGTAAATTGTACTCCTCGTGGTTCTGATGACAGTGAGAACATCTGTCTTGACATTCCTACATCTGATATGGAGGAAGTTCTATACTATGCTAGAGTATTATCAGATGAGAAAAACATCTCAGCAAGAAAAGCGTTTGGCGATCTTGTTAAAGGTGTCTTCAATCAACTAATGGAAAAGAATTATGACCGTAAAAATCGTAAGAACCGCCGTAGGTGAAGACGTTATTGCTGATGTTAAGGAAGCGTATCCTGACCGAGAGACTTATAGTCCTATAGGATATGTACTAACCAATCCTTACACAGTAACCATCTCTGCAACTGCTGAGATGTTATTTGAAGAGGGTACTACAGATGATCCTCAGAAGATTAATGATCTTAACTTGGAACTCTTCCCTTGGATTCCTCTATCAGTGAACAACAATTGTTTGATGCAACTACATCAAGTATCAACAATATATGATCCACATCCAGAGGTTCTAGCAAAGTATGAAAAATTAACCGAGACACATCACAATGAATCCACTGAAAATAGTAGTCCTCAAGGATCACAGCCACCTTATGGGGGAACTGATTGAGCTTGATGAAGAACCATCATACTTAATACAGCAGTGTTTTAAGATTGATGACGGTGAGTTTAAGACTTATCCATTGTACACAGATCAACGTGACATCTTCTTGACAAGTGACGTGATTCTTACTATAGTGGATCCGTCCGAAGAAACTACTACGAACTACAAGAAAGCCCTGTGACATATTATACTAACGTCACTTTGTTAGGCGATTCCATTCTCTGCCGTGGGTATGAAGATGGGTCGCCTATTTCATTCAAAGATATTATTAAGCCAACTCTCTTTGTACCTTCACCTAAAGGTACTTGGAAGACGTTAGAGGGTGAGACTATGGCACCTGTGAGACAGGATGGTGCCAGACGTGCTCGTGAGTTTATAGAAAAGTATAAAGATGTAGAAGGATTTAAAGTCTATGGATATGAAAGATTTGTATATCAATGGATAAGTGAGAAGTATCCTGGAGAGATCAGGTTTGATCTGAAGGATATGAGAATCTATACTATTGATATTGAGGTTGAATGTGAGAATGGTTTCCCTGATACTGAGGCAGCAGCAGAGAAGATACTATTAATTACAATTAAAGATTTTGCTACAGGTAAGTTTATTACTTGGGGTACCAGAGAGTATCACGGTGAGAACGAGTACCGTGTCTTCTCTAATGAGCAAGATATGTTATCTGATTTTGTACAGTTCTGGGCACAGAATACTCCTGATATTATTACAGGATGGAACTGTAACTTATATGACATACCTTATATCTGTCGTAGGATAGATCGTGTCCTTGGTGATAAATGGATGAAGTCCTTGTCACCTTGGAACAAGGTTAATATGAGAGAGGTTTATATTAGAGGACGTAAGAACCTTGCATATGACATTCTTGGTGTCTCAATCTTGGACTACCTTGACTTGTATATGAAATTCACTTATACTAATCAGGAGTCCTATAGACTCGATCATATTGCCACAGTAGAACTTAATGAAAAGAAGTTAGACCACTCAGAGTATGAGAACTTTAAAGCGTTCTATACTAATGACTGGGATAAGTTTGTGGAGTATAACATCCACGACGTTGAGTTGGTTGACAGACTAGAACAGAAGATGAAACTTCTGGAACTTGCTGTCACTATGGCATTTGATGCTAAAGTAAACTTTGAGGATGTGTACTCACAGGTTCGTATGTGGGACACCCTTATATACAATTATTTAAAGGAGCGTAAGATCTGTGTCCCGCCAAAACAAGAAGCAAAAAAGGATGATAAGTACGCTGGAGCGTATGTCAAGGAACCAAAGCCTGGTTTATATAATTGGGTTGCTAGCTTTGACCTCAACAGTCTCTACCCTCATCTTATTATGCAATACAATATTTCTCCAGAAACGCTTGCCGAAAGGAGGCACCCCGATGCCAGTGTTGAAGGACTGCTTAGTCAACAAGTCAGGATCAGTGGAGATTATGCCGTGTGTGCCAATGGAGCCCAATATCGCAAAGACATTCACGGGTTCCTCCCCGAAATGATGCAGAAGATCTATGACGAACGTACGATATATAAGAAAAAAATGCTCGCTGCCAAAAGGATGTATGAAGTGGAGCCAAACTCCTCGCTACAAAGAGATATTAGTGCATTCAATAACATCCAAATGGCTCGAAAAATACAACTCAACTCGGCTTATGGTGCCATTGGAAATCAGTACTTTAGATACTATAACTTATCTAACGCTGAGGCAATTACTCTTAGTGGGCAGGTATCGATACGGTGGATTGAGGGTAAAATGAATACATACCTTAACAAGGTATTAAAAACTGAGGATTTTGACTATGTTATTGCTTCTGATACCGATTCCATTTATCTTAACTTGGGTCCTTTGGTTGAAACTATATTCGAGGGCAGAGAGAAAAGCGATCAAAGCATTGTTAGGTTCCTTGAAAAGGTGTGTGACGTGGAACTTGAAAAGTATATTCAAAATTCTTACGAAGAACTGGCAACCTATGTAAACGCTTATGATCAGAAGATGATTATGAAGCGTGAGAATATAGCAAACAAAGGTATATGGACAGCGAAGAAGAGATACATCCTTAATGTATGGAACAGTGAGGGTGTACAGTACAATGAACCTAAGTTAAAGATGATGGGTATTGAGGCAGTCAAGTCCTCCACCCCTGCTTCCTGTCGTGTAGCGATTAAGGAAGCATTGAATGTTATTATGAATGGTAGTGAGGATGATGTACAACAGTATATCTCTAGGTTCAGGAAGTCATTCGAGACACTACCACCTGAGGACATAGCATTCCCTAGAGGATGTAACAACCTTGCTAAGTTCTCTTCAGATTTATCAATCTATTCTAAGGGTACTCCGATACACGTACGTGGTGCTCTACTATATAATTTCCACGCTAAGAAGAATAAGATCACACATAAGTATCCTTTAATTCAAGAGGGTGAGAAGGTTAAGTTCCTTTACTTACGTACACCTAACAGAATTAATGAGAATGTAGTATCATTCTTCCAGACTCTGCCAAAGGAATTTGGACTTGACAAGTCTATCGATTATGACTTACAATTCCAGAAGAGTTTCCTTGATCCATTGCAAGTTATTCTTGATACGATCAACTGGAAGGCAGAGAAGATAGCAACCCTTGAGGACTTTTTTGTATGAGTGATTTTTTAAAAACTGTAGTATCAGACATTGGTAATGAGTACGCTTCTGTTGTTAGTGATGGTGTCGCTGCTGGTGACACTGGTTCGTTTATCGATACAGGTTCGTACATCTTTAACGGACTTGTCTCAGGAAGCATCTTCGGAGGAATCCCTGCTAATAAGATCACAGCTATCGCAGGTGAGTCGAGCACAGGTAAAACTTTTTTCTGTCTTAGTGTCGTACATCACTTTCTCCAATCTAATCCTGATGCTGGCGTTATTTATTTTGAGTCTGAGAGTGCTATAAGTAAGCAGATGATAGAGTCACGTGGTATAGATTCTCAACGTATGATGATAGTACCTATCACCACCGTACAGGAGTTTCGTACCCAAGCTATAAGAATTCTTGATAAATACTTAGAGCAGGATGCAGCAGATCGACAACCATTGATGTTTGTTCTTGACTCTCTTGGTATGTTAAGTACTACTAAGGAGATAGAAGATTCAGAAGCAGGAAAAGAAACACGTGATATGACCCGTGCCCAAGTTGTGAAGTCCATCTTCAGAGTCCTTACCCTAAAATTAGGTAAGGCAAATGTCCCCCTTATAGTTACTAATCATACCTACGATGTTGTCGGCAGTTACATCCCTACTAAAGAAATGGGAGGCGGTTCTGGTCTCAAATATGCCGCGTCTACGATCATATATCTCAGCCGCAAAAAGGAAAAGAGTGAGAAAGAAGTTGTTGGAAACCTTATTAAAGCTAAGACAGCAAAGTCAAGACTTACTAAAGAGCACGCGGAAGTAGAGACGAGATTATTCTACGATGAACGAGGACTGGACCCCTATTACGGATTACTCGAACTTGGAGAAAAATACGGAGTCTTTAAGAAGGCTGGAAACCGCTATGAGATTGGAGAGAAGAAAGTTTATCCAAAGGCAATTCTCCAAGATCCTGAAACTTATTTTACGAAAGAAGTAATGCAAGCTCTCGATGAGGTTGCACAGAAGGAGTTTTCATATGGAAGCTGAGCATAATTTTATTAGAGTATATGATGATGCTCTAAGAGAAGATGTTTGTAAGAATACCATTCGTTTATTTGAAGAACAGATACACGAGGAGATAGATGATGAGGGTCGTCCTAAGTTTAAACAGTGGAACCTAACATCATATCTCGATGATCATACAGAGGATGGTAAGGTACTTGCTCATCCTGATTATGGTATAATCCAGCATTGTCTTATAGAATCCTGTCATCATCACGTACAACAGTATATGGATGATGTAGATTGTCGTGACTTCTTCCCTGCTCGTTCCCAGATGGAACAGTTGAGGATCAAGAAGTACTGTAAAGGTACGGATGATCGATTCGAAATGCACGTTGATGTTGGAGATCATCAGAGTGCTAAAAGATTTCTAGCAATTCAATGGTATCTTAATGACGTAGAAGAGGGTGGTGAAACAGAATTTCGCAATGGGTTGTCGATTAAGCCTCAAACTGGTAAACTATTAATCTTCCCACCATTGTGGACTTACCCTCATCAGGCTAACCCTGCGGTGTCAAACACCAAGTACATAGCCACTACGTACACACATTATGTCTAAGAATGTTGAATCTATGATCGTGAATTCCCTTCTGTTTAATGAAGGGTACGTTCGTAGGGTCTTACCTCATCTTAAAGATGATTATTTTGAGGAACAAACTAACAAGATTTTATTTGATGAAGTCAATAAGTATTTCAGTAAGTATGATAGTGTACCTTCTAAGGAAGCAATAGGTATTGAGTTAGAGACACGTAGTGATCTGACTGGTGATATGTATTCTAATATATTAGAATGGTTAGGTCATTGTGAGGAAGAACCTCACGAGTTTAAATGGTTGATTGATACTACAGAGAAGTGGTGTCGAGATCGTGCTGTATATAATGCATTGTTAGAATCGATTCAGATTGCTGATGGTAATAGTAAGGTACAGACTAGAGATGCTATACCATCTATCCTTACAGATGCATTGTCTGTTAGTTTTGATAACTCAGTAGGACACGATTACCTATATGATTCTGATCAGAGATTTGAATTCTATCATCGTGTAGAGGAGAAGATACCATTTGATCTAGCTATGTTTAATAAGATCACTAAGGGTGGTCTAGGTAATAAGACATTGAACATTGCTCTAGCTGGTACTGGTGTGGGTAAGTCACTGTTCCTATGTCATACTGCTGCGTCTCATTTGATGCAAGGTAAGAATGTATTGTACATTACCCTTGAGATGGCAGAAGAAAAGATAGCAGAACGTATTGATGCTAACCTTCTCAACGTTAATGTACAACAATTAGAGACTCTTCCTAAGATTATGTTTGATCAGAAGATCACACAGGTATCTAAGAAGACACAAGGTCGTTTAATTGTTAAGGAATATCCTACTGCTTCAGCACATACAGGACATTTCAAAGCACTGTTGCAAGAGTTATCAATTAAAAAGTCCTTTGTACCTGATATAATATTTGTAGATTATCTTAACATATGTTCTAGTGCGAGGTTCAAAGGTGCGATTGTCAATTCTTATACGTACGTTAAAGCGATTGCTGAGGAGCTTCGTGGTCTTGCTGGAGAGTGTAACGTACCGATTGTCAGTGCTACTCAAACTACTCGTTCTGGTTTTGCTTCTAGCGATCCTGACCTTACCGACACATCTGAATCTTTCGGACTCCCTGCTACTGCTGACCTTATGTTCGCTCTCATATCTAGCGAGGAGTTGGAACAAGAAGGAAAGTTAATGGTTAAGCAGTTGAAGAATAGATATAATGACCCTACAATGAATAAGAGATTTGTAGTTGGCATTGACAGAAACAAGATGAGGCTGTATGATTGTGAGGATCAAGCCAAGATTATTGATTCTGGTCAGAAGGATGATGAGTCCGATGATAACATAGTCAATGTCTTTGGTAAAACTAAATTCAATGATTTTAAAGTATGACTATCGATGTAGAAGGAATGCCCAATGATTTTCCTGGCTTTGGTACACCCTCTGCTAAGAAAGTTGTTGACAAAGCAACCAATAGAGAGAAACTTGAGATAGATCTCGATAAGTATATTGAGTTCGTTGATCTAGTAACAAGTGATCCTTCAAAGGATTACGATTCCCTCATAAAAAGGTACGAGCAGCTACATAAAGCAGGATGTAAAATTGAAAGACTCGATACTGCTGCTAGTGGGTTAGTTGCTGAGGCAGGTGAGTTTATGGAACTGGTTAAAAAGATTAAGTTTCAGGGCAAGGAATATAATGCTGATGTCCGTGACCATTTGATGACAGAACTGGGTGATATATTATGGTATGCTGCACAAGCTTGTATCGCTCTTAACCTAAGGTTAGAGGAAGTTCTCTTCCGTAATACTGTTAAGTTAGCAGCAAGATATCCAGAGGGTGAATTCACCGTAACTAAGTCCGAGAACCGAAAGGAAGGTGATCGGTAGGCTAGACCAATGACCGAAGAGATGATTAAAAGTATCTCCTACACTAAGGAGGAGGTAGACAAAATGATCGCTGATGCCTTAGCAGAAGCTCGTGCTATTGATGAGGCATCAATGCGTAAGCACAATAGAGATGCTACTATCATTAGTATGATTCTGGGTTTCATCTGTCTTGCTTTGTTTGTTGATGGTCTTCTTCGTATCTTAGGAATCATCCCTCCTTTTATGGACTTAGATGTTAATGTTATTGATGATGTAATAGAGAAGGTAGAGAGTGATATGATACCAATGATACAGGACACAGCACAAAAAGCACGAGGTTACATACCACGCATATGATTTTCTGGATTGGATTCTTTGTAATGTTTTTCAATGAAGGCTTCGTTATGATGAGGCACGTATCACCGTGGTTCGCAAGACGTAGGCAGGGATTCATTGATAGATTTGGTGCGAATGTATGGTATAGATTTCACGGTACATTAGATTATGTCTGGATGGGACTGGTAACCTTAGGGTTAATAGTAAACTCTAATAGGATACTACACATACTAGTATTGATAACCTTCTGGACACTCTCTTGGTTAATATTTTATCTACCAAGATGGATTAAAAAATGACCTCCTATATTAATGTTCCTCAACCTATCTTTGAGTTTATACTACCTCAGAGATGTATTGATGAAGCAAATGAAGTCATTGATAAGTGGGTAGAGTTAGGTGTTAAAGGACCTGAAGTATCAAACGTAAGAGCAAAGCAAACGCAGTGGAATTTACAGATGCCTAAGACTGTAGAGTTCACTGCTTTGTGCTGTAAGATGATATCTAACCTAGTATATAATGCTGGTGGCAGAGTCTATGGTGGACTCAATGATGGTACCAATGACATAGAGTACTATGCACGTGATGTATGGGGTGTTGATTACTATCCAGGAGACTATACTGTACCCCACAATCATTTTCCAGCAGACTTTTCTGCTGTAGGATTTTTAAAACTAGAAGAGGATTGCTCCCCTGTTATGTTTGGGGACTGTGCCTACCATCCAGCAGAGAGACAGTTAATTATATTTGATGGTAAGTTGAACCATAGTGTACCACCTACTCCCACGTGTCGTAGAGTACTAGCATTGAATTTATATAAGGAGCCAGGTACATTCTAATGAACTTGCAACCTACCTTTGCTAGTTTTTTAGCACAGGAGATTCTTCCTGTAGATTGTGATAAGATTCTTCAATACTGTATTGATCTTGAGAAGAGTAGACCTTCCTACCATACAAATGGGTGGCAAAGTGGTCCACTAGAAGATGATATACCAGAACTGAATGATTATATTAGGAGTAAGATTCCACACTTTGCTGAACTGTATGGTTTATCTGAGAAAGCAAACCCACAGCTTAATGACTTCTGGATCAATAGGAATAGTTCTGGACCACAGAATGCTTTCAATACAGAACCACACATCCACGCTAATCATTGGATTAGTTTTGTGTTCTATCCAGAGGCAGATGAGAACACTGCACCACTCATCCTTGCCAATCCACATAGTGTCATAGAGTATACTGTACCCAGAGATTTGATACGAGAAGTTAATAACTGGAACAGTCACAGGATGATTGTAAAACCTGTCACGGGACTCTTGGTTGCATTTCCTAGTTGGATTATGCACTGGATTGATCAGTCACCAGTACCTCAAGACAGGTATAGTATAGCCTTCAACGTTACCCT